CGCCAGGGTGACATCATCACCATCTCTGGCGTGTATGCGGTGAACCGCGTCACCAAGCAGTCGACCGGCGTCCTCCGCCAGTTCGTCGTGACCGCCAACGTGCTCTCGGGCGCGGTGTCGATCCCGATCTACCCGGCGATCGTCGCGGCAATCGGTGGCTCCGACGTGCAGTACCAGACCGTTGACGCCTCTCCGGCCGACACGGCTCCGATCTCCCTGGCCTCCAAGCCGTCGGAGATCTACCGCAAGTCGCTCGCCTACGCTCCTGAGGCGATCACCATGGTCACCGCTGACCTCTGGATGCCGCCGAAGAACGGCGTCATCGAGGCTGCCCGTCACCAGATGGACGGCGTCTCGATGCGTCAGCTGGCGGCCTACCAGATCGGCACCGACCAGGCAGTTGACCGCCTCGACGTGCTGTTCGGCCAGCTGGCCATCCGCCCTGAGTGGATGACCACGGTCGCCGACAAGGTCTGAGCCGAGAGGCTCTGGGAAGCGCCGAGCCCGCAGGGGCCCGGCGCTTCTTGACTACCAAGCTACCAGAGGCATCAACGCAGGAGTAACAAATGCCGAAGTTTCCAGTTCCCGAGAGCAACGTCGAGTGGCCCGAGTGGGTGTATCGCGAGTACCCTGCCTTCGTCGGTCTCGACGCAGAGGGCAAGGAGCTCATCGCCCAGAACGCTGACGAGGTCAAGGACCTCCAGAAGCGCAAGGTCTACCCGAAGGTAATCGGGAAGAACCGCGAGGGCAACGACGTCATCGCGCTGAACGCAGACGAGGAGCGTCTCAAGCAGAGCCAGGTCGACCCGGAGAAGTCGGCTGCGTCTGCCGGAAAGACGAGTAACAAGCTCACCAAGGAGTAGCCTCCTTGGCTACCGGCACCGACATCGCGAAGGATGCCCTCCTCTACGCTGGCATCACCGGCCAGGGCATGGAGCCTGCTGGGGAGGACATCCAGGCGACACTGCGCATCATCAATGACATGCTTGCGCAGTGGAGCCACCGCCGATGGCTCGTCTACAATCTTGTCGATACCGGCAAGGTGTGCACAGGTGCCCTGAACTACAGCATCGGACCTGGCGGCTTCTTTGACTTCACCGCCCGGCCCGACCGCATCGAGGCCGCGTATGTTCGGCTGCTCCAGGGGGGCAACCCCACGCTGTACACCGACTACATGCTTGAGCGGATCCTGGCGCGAGAGGACTATGCTCGGATCACGCTGAAGCAGATGGCGTCGTTTCCGAACGCCTACTTCTACGACAGCGCCTTCCCGCTGGGTTACATCTACCCGTGGCCGCTGCCCGACGCGCAGTACGAGCTCCACATCCTGACGCGCACGATCCTGACACGGATCGACGTGACCGCGCCGGGCAACGAGCTGATCCTGCCTGACGAGTATGCTGCGGCAATCAAGTTCAACGCAGCCCGGCGACTGCGCATGGCCTACCGCTACCCGTCCGACCCAGAGCTCAACGCCCTGGCCCAGGACGGCATCAACACGATCCGGGGCAGCAATGTCCAGGTTCCGCTGCTCCAGATGCCTGCAGGCATCCGCCGCAACGGTCGCTACAACTTCTACTCGGACACGGTGGACTGATGCCAGGACCGCTGCCTCTTCTCGGTGGAGCCTACAAGAACCGCAGCCTCATCGCTGCGGCGCAGCGCAGTGTCAACCTGTATCTCGAGAAGAACCCCCCCGGCTCACAGTCTCCTGCCCCATTCACACTCTATCCGCGTGCTGGTCTCCGCCTGCTCAAGAAGTCACCGAGCTTCGGCGTGGGCCGGGGGCTGTACCAGGATACGCTCGGCCAGCTCTACTGCGTCGTCGGTAACATCGTCTACTACGTAGACCAGAACTTCGAATACACGGCAGTCGGAAACATCGCGGCAGGGAACTCCATCGTCTCGATGGCTGACAACGGCACCACGATCCTCATGGTCGACGGCACCCCGGCAGGCTACCAGATCGACATGCAGTCGAAGTCGTTCCTCGCCATCAGTGATCCTGCCTTCTACGGCGGGGACCACGTGGACTATCTGCGAACTGTGTTCGCGATCAATCGACCGGGCACTCGTCAGTTCTACATCAGTGGCAGCAACACTGTAACCTGGGACCCGCTGGACTTTGGTGCGAAGACCTCCTCAGCTGATCCGCTGTACACCTGTGCTGCGCTCAACGACCAGCTCTGGCTGCTCGGCACCCGGAAGGGCGAGGTGTGGTACTTCAGCGGTGACGCACTGTTCCCGTTTCAGCAGATGCCGGGCGTCATCATCGAGCATGGCTGCGCGGCCAAGTACTCTGTTGCCCAGACCGACAAGTATCTGCACTGGATCACTCAGGACAAGGACGGCAAGCCGTGGATTGCGCGCGGAGCAACGGACTACAGCGTTACGCGGGTTAGCACATCGGCGATTGAGGCTGACATCCAGAACTACCCGCGCTGGGATGACTGCATCGCCTACACCTACCAGCAGTTTGGTCACGCCTTCGTAGACTTCGTCTTCCCGTCAGCTGACAAGACCTGGAGCCTGGACCTGAGCACGGACGAGTGGGCCGAGTATGTCAGCATCGACGTCAACGGCAACGAGCACCGCATGAAGGGGTTCCTCTCGGCCTACTGCTACAACACAAACGTGATGCTTGACTGGAAGAACGGTGACCTCTATGCACTGGATCCAAACTACTACGCCGACGTGACCGACCCAATCAAGTGCGTGCGCGGCTTCCCGCACGTCGGCGCCAACGGCAGTCGTGTGAGCTACGGTGGCTTCATTGCCGACATGGACGTAGGCCAGGTCAAGGGTCTCATCTTCGACCCCAGCGTGGTCACGAGCCCCTGGGACAGTGGCTTCAGCAACGGCTTCGGCCCGTTCTACCAGAACAACATTCCTCAGGTCAGCTGCCGGTTCAGCAGCACACGAGGCTATACCTTTGGCAACCGCCGACAGCGAAGCCTCGGCGCGACGGGGCAGTACAAGACTGTCGCGAAGTGGAACAACTTTGGTGAGGCGCGCGACGGCATCTTCGAAATCGAGTGGGCCATTCCGTGCCCCACAGCGCTCAATGGCGGCTTCCTCTCACCTGACCCGATGGTGTCGCAGTCATGACAGAGCTCACCCCATCCTTTGGTATCCCGGATCGAGGCCAGCCTCTCGTCATGCCCAGGACAGGCATGCTCACGGAAGGCTGGGCACGCTTCCTTGTGCGCATCGCGCAGCTCACGCCGGAGCGCCCGCTCTCCACCCAGTCTCCTGGTCCGTCCCCCTGGAGCTACCAGGCGAAGACGATCGGTCACCTCCTGATTGTAAACACGAACCCGATCACATCGATCCAGCTCACCCGAGGCAGCGACACGGTCTTCTGTCCTGTAGTCGGGGGCTTCATCCCGATGGCTGCGCTGGATACGGTTACACTTACCTACCCCGGCGCAGCGCCCTCCGTTGTCTTCATCCCGGGGGCACGCGCATGACGGAGCAGGACATGAGGATCTTCACTGCGGCGTTTGACCGCTGGTTCAAGGGCAACGTCTCTGCCATGCGGATGTGTGCGCTCATGGTCGAGGTCGCCCACACCTGGGACGACCTCGTCGACGCGGACAAGGTCGTGACCCCGGAGGCCTCCGAGCGCGCATTCCGTGTGCTGATGCTGGAGCTCCCGACCAATACGTTCTACCGCGCTAACTTTGACTTCATCCACCCGATCATGGTCAGCGTCTGGGCGCAGTGGCGCACCGCAACCGACATCGAGGAGGGCACCGTCGCCGTGCGTGACGACCGCGCCAAGTGCTACATGCTGCGCGCCAGTCTGTACCAGCTGTTCCATGCCGTGGCCGTCCTCTGTGGTGGCCTGGACTGGGCCGCTGAGGTCGGTCCAGAGATCTACCGCACCTATCGCGAGCACCCGGAGAGCTTCGATGCCTGATCCCGTAAGCGCAATCGTGGGCGGCACGCTGGGCAGCGGCATCGCCAACATCTTCGGAGCAAATGCTGCGAAGGGTGACATGGCTGCAGCCGTCGCAGCAGCCAACGCTCAGGCTGAGAAGATGCTCGGCAAGGGTCTTGACGCTCAGAAGTCGTACTTCGACAGCTCCACGGGCACCATCAAGAGCATCGCCGACAAGGGCGCGGGTGTCTACAGCGACCTCGTGAGCAAGCTGCCAGACCTCACGTCACCAGTAACGATGAACCAGTCAGACCTCGAGGCCACCCCCGGCTACCAGTTCACGCGTGACCAGGGCATTCGTGGCGTCGACCTCAGTGCCGCCTCCAAGGGTCTCAGCGGCGCACAGGCCAAGGCTGCCGCAATGTTTGCCACCAACCTCGCAAACACGACCTACAAGGACCAGTGGAACATCGCGAACACCAACAAGGAGAACGCCTTCAATCGGCTGCTCCAGACGGCGACGCTTGGCTCAGATGCGGGCAAGACCCTTGCCACAGCAGGCACCTCGGCGGGCAACGCAGCCCTGGGTGCGGCGACAGGCACCGGCAAGACCGAGAGCAACAACCTGATCACGAAGGGTAAGTCTGACGCAGCAGCCGACACCTCGATCTTCGGCAACGTCGGCAACATGCTCCAGAGCGGTGCCGGGCTGTATGCCAACGGTGCCAACATCAACAAGGCATTCAGCATGTACGGGAAGTGAGCCATGGCAGATGACGTTGCAGACATCTACAAGGCAGTTGCACCGCCGTCGGACCCCTACAAGGCGGTCAACGACGTCACCAACATGCAGAACAAGCTGCTGGACAACCAGCAGAAGCAGACCCAGGTCGACAGCAGCAAGGTAGATCTCGCGTTCAAGCAGATGAACCACATGCGGAACATCCTGAGTGACATCGCCACGGACCCCGAGCTCGGCCGCAGCGACCTCTCGAAGAAGATCACGGAGCGTGCATCGTATGGCACAAAGATGGGGCTGTTCACGCCCCAGCAGGTCGTCGAGGGTCTCAAGACGATGCCCTCGACGCCACGTGAGCAGTATGCCTGGATCCGCGACCACCTCGCACAGGTCATGTCCGCAACCGAGAAGATGGGGGCCTACTTCGGGACCCCAGAGACCCGAAGCGTCGGCGGCGGCGAGGTCACCACCCAGACCCCCGGTCTCCCCGGCCTGCCGGTTCAGGAGCGCAGCTCTCGTCCGTTTACCGTGCCTCCGACCCAGCCTGGCGTCGTCACCGACGGCATCGACCGGGGGGCGACGCGGACTGTGGGCGGCTCAGGCATCGCTCCACTTGAGCAGGGCACGGGCTCCATGCCCGGTGGCCCTGCGGCAGCGCAGCAAGCCCCCGTCGCACCAGTGGCCCCGCAGGGAGGCCGCCAGGCCCCGGCGGTGCGCCCGGCTCCGCAGCCTGTTCAAACTTCCCTCGCCCCCGGCGAGACGGAGCGGATGGGCAGCGCAGTCAACGCCTACAACGCAGCCTCGGCCGCAACCGGCCAGTACAGCGTGCGGGTGAACCCGCTGCGCAAGGCCATCCCGATCCTGGAGAAGATGAAGGCGACCGACATCGGCCCGACCTCGGAGCGCTGGAACGACATCAAGTCGATTGCCCAGACCCTTGGCGCCGGGCCGCTCGCTGGCATCGATCCGGAGAAGATCAAGGACTACAACGAGCTCAAGAAGTACTTCAATCAGTACACATCGCAGGCTGCGGCAACCCTCGGTCCGAAGACCAACGAGGGCCTGGCCACCGCCGTGACGTCGAACCCGAACGTCAACATGGACAAGCTGTCGGCGACGGACCTCGCCAAGATGGCACTCGGCATCGAGCGCATGCAGGCTGCCGCCGTCAAGGAGTTCAAGGAGCTCGTCGACGCGCGCAAGGTGCCTGCCAACAGCTTCCACGACTTCATGATCGACTGGGGCACCAAGCAGGACCCACGCGCCTTCGTCTACGACCTGCTCGACGAGAAGGCGCAGGAGAAGGTCCGCAACCTACCGCCCGCTGAGCGTGAGAAGGTGAAGGAGGGCATGCGC